GCTGTTTTTGGTTTCATCCTTGCCGCTCTTGATACGGCAAACCTGCTCCCCAGCACGCTCTCCGTGGCCACAAGTTTTCTGGCGGTATATCTCTCCTTCCGCCGAAGCCCTTATTTTGCGCTTGCCTATGCCGCCAACGACGTCGTGCTCATCCTTCTGTGGACGCTCGCAAGCCTGACGGACATACGCTACCTGTCCGTTGCCGTGTGTTTTGCTGCTTTTTTCGCAAACGATCTTTACGGATTCATCAGCTGGCTGCGCATGCAGAAAAGGCAGTTAGCCTGCGCAGCATAAGAAAAGCTCCCCAAAAGAAGGGGCTCCAAAGGGATTTTGTTCCCTTGAAAAAATCGGCATAGTCGGTAGCAATATCGGCTATGCCGTTTTTTCATGTCTTGCTGGGATTTCTACAACGCCTACACAGTTATAGATGATTTCAATGCGCTGCTGGCGATGCCCATTAATCGTTTCGGCTTTGTGGACAATGATTCGATCTACAAACTCCCTGACGATCTCTGCATCCAGTTCCCGGATATCCGTGTACTTTCGTACCAAGGACAAGAAGTATTCTGCGTTGAGCGTCTTTTCTTTCACTTCGGCCATGAATTCTTCCAGTTCTTCAATCCGAGCTTCCAACTGCTTTTGCTCAGCTTCGTAGGTGGAGGCCATCCTCATGAATCGCTCGTCGCTAATCTTCCCCTCGACATTGTCCTCGTAAAGCCTCTGCATAATAGTGTCCAGCTTGGCAATTCGGGCCTTGGCCAGATCGTACTCTCTGCGGCTTTCCCGCAGGCTACGGTCTATTTCTTTTGCCTTGCTTTTTGTGACCACATCTATGAATTCAGCTTCACGCTCACGGGCAAATGCGGTAACGCTCCGAAGGTCTGCAAGCAACAGTTGCTCTATGACTACGTTGCGAATTTGATGCGAAGGGCATATGTCCCGCCCTTTCTTGCGATAGGTGGCACACACCATGTGCTCCTGTTCATGCGTCCAGCCGTTGGCGCGGACTTGATAGAGCTTGCTGCCGCAGTCTGCGCAGAAAACCATTCCGGATAGAATGGGCATTTCGCCCATAGGCGTAATGCGGCGTCTCCCGTCGCGGATACGCTGCACAATGTCAAAGGTCTCTTGGTCGATGATAGCTTCGTGCGTATGCTCGAAAACCTGCCATTCGGAACGGTCGTTCTTGATTTGCTTCTTCAGCTTGTAGGACTTGCGATGCGTCTTGAAGTTGACTGTGTGCCCAAGGTATTCCTGACGTTCAAGAATGTGTACCACGGTGGAGGTCGTCCAGCGGCAGGGATCATCGTTCTCTCGGGTTCCAGCCGAGGGTACGTTCACGCCGCTTTTCTTGCCGTATTCCGCAGGAACCTCAATACGACGTTTCCGCAGCTCCTTGGCAATCTGCGTCGGGCCGTAGCCCGAAATGCACAGGTGGAAAATCTCCCTTACAACAGCGGCGGCTCCTTCGTCAATAATCCAATGGTTTTTGTCATCGGGGTCTTTGACGTAGCCATAAGGCGGCGTGGTAGAAAGCGGCTTGCCGTTTTCACCCTTTGCCCGGAACACGGCCCGAATCTTCTTGGAGGTATCCTTGGCGTAGAACTCGTTGATGATATTGAGGAAGGGCGTGAAGTCGCTTTCCTGCTGGTTGATGCTGTCCACACCATTGTTAATGGCAATGAAGCGAATATCCATGCCGGGAAAGAGCACCTCGGTGTAGTAGCCAACCTTAAGGTAGTCGCGCCCAAGGCGGCTCATATCCTTCACGATGATGACGCCAATCTGTCCATCCTCGGCTTTGGCAATCAGACGCTGCCAGTCCGGACGGTCGAAATTAGTGCCGCTGTAACCGTCGTCCACAAAAAATTCGGTGTTCCTGAAGCCTTGGTCATTAGCGAACTTCTGAAGGATACTTTTCTGATTCTTGATTGAATTGCTATCGCCTTGGAGCTCATCGTCGCGGCTCAACCTACAGTAGAGGGCGGTGATTTTGGTCTCCATGGATGCAATGCGCGGCTGCCTGTTCATGCAAACTCCTTTCCGACAGCCTTCAAAACGTGCGGTATGCCCCTGATTGGGGCAGTCGTATGTTACCTCACAATTTGGAGAAAGTCGAGTCAATTTTCAGATAAATCTCAATTCGGTGTGCGAGGATCAGGCACGCGCCGCATTATTCAAGATGAGGCGCTTGAGCTTATTGCACACCGTTTCTGATGCAGAGGAGCTTTGGACAGATTCCACGATGTACAGGGTGTTGTCGATCTGCGAATGTGTAATCCGTTTGTGCTGCTTATCAGCATTTTCGGCAGTTTCAGGCGCGGTCTCATCAACATTTTTCTTGTTCTCAGCCATATCTGCGGAACACCTCCAGCGTAGTGATTTACGCTTTCCTGTTCGGTCAACGGAGGCAGAAATGTGGACATCCAAAATGAAAAAAAGGCCACCTGCACCGTGAAAATGGTGCGGGTGGCGTTAAATGTGCTTTTATTCAGTTGCTTCGGTCACTTCGCTGTACTTGCCGGACACCCATCCGATCTGCGCATTGACCACGATGGCATGCCAGCCATTTTCAGCGGTGGCGATCCATTCGAAAGTCATACCGTCCTTTACAGAGGTGATGCGGCCATACTTCGTGTCGTTGCCCACTCGGATGTTGACAGAGCCGCTGCCGCATACGATGCGCGCCTGCTTGACAGTGGGCTTCTCTGCTTCGGACGTTTCGGTTTCAGGCTCGGTATCGGCCTTGCCTTCATCGTCATCGGCAACAGCATCCATCAGAGCCTGATGGGTCTCGCTGCCGTAGATGCCGTCCTGCTTGATGCCGACCTTGCTCTGGAACTTTTTGAGCGCCGTTTCCGTTTCAGAGCCGAACTCGCCGTCAGCGCCGTACTTGGGCAGGCTGTATTCCAGCTGCAGAAGGAACTCCTGCAGGGCTTTGACATCGGTGCCCTTGCTGCCGTCCTTCAGAGTGCGGGTGCCAAGCGTATACTCCGTGGTCGCGGTATCGGGCTTGACATAAGAACCGCCAGTGAAGGTGGCGTCGCCATAGTCCACGAACGGCAGCTGGAACCAGTGCGTCCACTTGCGGGCTGATACCTTGGTTTTCACACAGCCATAGCTGAACCCACGTTCCTCGACAGCGTAGCCGTCACCGACATACACGCCGACATGGCCATCAGAACGAAGCGCAACGCCCGGGATTTCCGGCAGCGTGTCAATCGTTCCCCAGGCACAGCCCTTGTTCTTGGCATAGGTGAACATGCCGTTGGCAGACTTGTCCGGGCAGCTGTTGTTACCGTACTTGCTGGAGAAGGTGTTGTCCGTACCGACAGACTCGATGACGCCAATGCCGCCCTTCGTCCAGTTGTAACCCTTGATCAGGCCAACGCAGTCAGAGCAGACCTTCTTCTTGGCGATGTCATCCTTATAGCGGCTGGTACGGCTGTCCTTGTAGTGGGACGGGTACTGATTAGCCTTTCTGCTGCGCAGGGACTCGGTGCACTTGTACACACAGGTGCCGTACCAGTACGGCTGACCCAGCATAGACAGGCAGAAGGCAACGAAGTGTTCACTGGTATAAGGGGTATTGATTCTTTCGCTCATGATTTCCTCCAATCAAAAATGAGGGGCGGCGTCAAGCGCCGTTGCCCTCGTCGGTCGTGGTATCGTCAATACGATTGTGAAGCTGAGCAAGGATGCTCTTCATTTTTTCGGGGATCGGCAGTCCGAGGTGAGCCGCATTCTCCAGCAGAGATACGCCCTCATTGGACAGGTAGAAGCACACCACTGCGCCGCGCAGAGCATTGCCGGTGCCTACCACATGAAGGTCGATGATGTGAGCCACGCCCACCAGCATAATAATGAGCACCTTTTTGCAGATGCCCCGGAAACCCACGCTGGAGGACAGCTTCTTGTCTGCCACAGCGCACATGAGACCGGTGATGTAGTCCACGGTCATGAAGATCAGTAGTGCAGTCAGCAAACCGTCCATACCTCCCAGAAAGTAGCCGAGCCAGCCGCCGATCGCCGCAATAGCCATCTGCAGCTTGGCCCAAATGATGTCGATGGAAAAGTCTCTCATAGTGAAATCCTCCTTAGAGTTGATATAGCAAAAGCCGCCCACATGAGCGCCTTACGCTTCTTCAGTCTGGCCTTCGTCGTTCATCAGGCCGGTGTCGCTGTTGACAGTCTCATCCCCGGAAGCATCCTGGGCTGACCACAGCGCAGGCACAGCAGGCGGCTCCCAGCCAGTCTGCGAAGTATGTGCCTGCAGACAGGTGTACAGCGTGCCGTCAGCGTCTGGGTACGCAACTTCGTCACCCAGGATGTAGTCGATGTCCGCAGCCCATACGCGCACGGCATCCTCGGAGATAATCTCTACCTTGCGCCAGAGCGCAGGAACGAGATCGGGCGTCCATGTCCCCTGCGTGGTGTGATCCTGCAGGCATCGCCACAGGAATGCGCCGAAGGTATACACGTCGCCAACCTTGACCTCAATGCCCGGCTGCCAGAGGCGACCCTCCAGCGCGGGCTGGATGCTAAGAAGCTCGGCATCTGTGAGCCTGCCATCGGCAACAGCCAGACGCAGGAGCAAGCCCAGCGCCGCCGGAACCGCTTCCTCAGCGGATATGCGGACGAACTGTACCAGCGGCAGCGCATGAGCAATCAGATCGTCGTTCATTTCCTGACCCTCGGCGATTTCCACCTCGTCCGGGAAAATAAAAACCTGATCAGCCGTCACCTGCGTCATTTGGAAGGTGTCGCCTGTCAGGTCGTAGTGGGTAACGTCGGTGCGCCGTGCCGCCACAAAGGACGATTGAATGCACATTCGCACCAAGCCTGCGAGCGGGATTACAACTTTCATTGAAAAGCTCCTTTCTTAGCCGACAGCCGTGCTGCCGCTGAATACACATTCGATATAGGGTTCATAATCGGTGTCCGTGCCGCTCATGCGCATATACGCATTCGACCAGTTGGAAGATCCGAAGTCATACGGCGTTTCATAAATGCAGAGGCCACCGTAGATTCCGTCTGCCAGCCCCTGCACGGCGTCCACAGGGATAGAAAACGTGACCTGCTTGTCTCGCCCAATGGTGCCGATAGCACCGTAGTTGTAAGCGATGCTGGGGGTTCCGCTGGCAGAGGTATTGGTGATCGCGCACAGATACACGGTCTTTGCGCTGCTGGAACCGGAGCCGGTCTTTCGGTGCAGCGTGAGCGTTGCGCTCTTGACCGTACAGCCGGAAAGCAGATTCTGTGCAGTAGAAAACCACATGCAGCCGCGATGCCAGCTGAGCGAGGAAGAATAGCCGCTGTCCGAATACACGCCCTGAATGACGTCCACGGTATCCGTGCGCCAGCTGCCGCGCCACGATTTGGTGGTGCTGGCATACATGATACCGGTATCATCCGGTGTGACGGTCGGAATGGCTGTGCCGTAATCCGTCGTTACGCTGGTCGCAAAGAGCTGACCGTTCTCGCCAGTACCTCTGCTGCCAGCGGGAACCGTGCCGGTGGCAATAATCAGGCTGGCATAGGAAATCATTGCCCAGCTGCAGGAGCCGCAGCAGTCCTTCATGGTGCCTTGCGCCAGATAGCATTCCAGACCCTGCAGAGCATTGTAAAGGCCGCAGTTATACAGGAAGACTTGGGAAGAACGGGCATAGACGGAATCGTAAGTGATACCGTTGGCGTCCAGCGTACAGCCGCTGAACTCGACGAAATGACACTTTGTTACCTCGCAGAGGTAGGCCTGACGATTGGAACCGTTCAGAGTGCGGCTTTCGCGCAGGTACAGGTTTTGGAAACAGACATGGGCAAAGCAGCCCTGTACCTGAATGTAGCTGTTGAGGATGCTGTTGTCGCTGTAGCCATAGATCACCAGCTTGCCGGGGCCGCTGATGCCGCGAATCAATACGCCATTGGGTTCGTATGTTTCTACGCCATATGGCAGATAGACGTAAACGTCCTCCTTGAGGAACTTGTTGTTCAGCGTCTGCACGGCTTCACCAAGGGAACGGAAATCCGTGGATGTAGGCGTGGTAATGGACGGTTCCACCCACAGCCAGCGGGAGCCTGCATAGGCGGATGCCACAGAGTCGGAGATCACTTCATCCGCGTATAGTTCCTTGAAACCAACGTTGCCGTTTGCGCTCATCTCCATGAGCACGTTTTCATTGTCGCTGGGGTCAAGCAGCTGGAGCAGGAAATCCTCCGTGGTGATCGACACCTGATTGGGGCCGATGTAGATGCCGCTGGACTTGACTTCCTCGGCGCCGGCTACGACCCAAGCGCTGCCCGTGTACCGCTTGAGCAGATTCGGGCTGACGGAGGTATCCAGCCACAGCATGTTGGTGTACAGCGTGGTTGGAGCCGTTGTGCCGCGATAGACTTTCTCGGCATTGTAGGTGGAGGTGCTGACCTTGAGCGCAATTTGATTGGAATGCTGGGAGATCGTGGACTCCGCCGTAGTCATGCGATTGGGCAGGTCGTTTAAGTCTTCGGGAGCCGCACTCCAATCGGTGAAGGAATCACCGACTTCGCATTTCACGTTCCGAATCTGCACCGTTCCCGTACACCCTGCGGCAGCCGCCGTACCGATGGACACATACGCAATACCGATGGGACTATACGAGGTAATGCTCATGGGGCCTTTGGTCACGCGCACCCAATCATCGTCCGTCGCCACAAAGTCCGTATCCGTTGTGCGCAGATAGTACCCACGTCCGGTGGTGCTGATGGTGGTGCCATCTGAGGCATAATACCGATAATAGACCCAAATGCCAAAGTACACGCCAGCGGTAGAAGCCGAGGTTGCATCGATACTGTCACGCTTGATGTCAAAGGACAGGCGGAGGGTTGCGCCGCTACCCGAATGCTCGAACAGATCATCCGAAACCGAAAGCTGGAGGCCGGTATAGCTAGACACCGTACCGGAAGCATAGGTATAATACCCGCCCGTGAACTTGTACGGCCCCACGGAGTTCAAAACATAATTTCGACCACCGTAACAGTCATAGCGGTACAGGCTGGAAGATCGGATGCTCGACATGAGCTGATCTGGCTGGAGCTTGAGTTCTGCGGAATCCATGCGCTCGGACATGGCGTCCATCGCCGTCTGATCTGCTTTGAGGGTGATGGCGGCGTTGGTCTGCTCGATGGCTGTCTGCGTTTCGGTGCGCAGAGTGCCGACCTCCGCATATGCCTGATAGCCCACCTGCGACAGCGGCTGGAATGCGCCGTCCACGAATCGGTACAGCGGATGCTCCGGAAACAGCATCATGTAATAGGCATTGGTCATCGTACCCAGCAAAAGGTATGTCAGCCCGTCATCTTCTGTCGGCGGCGTGCAGGTCAGATAGGTTTCCGCAGGTGTGAAGGCCGAGCCATCCAGCGTTCCGGCAATGTAGAGCGACGCGCCCTGCACCCCGGTAAAGGTGGAAAGATGATAGCGCACATAAACGCTTGAATAGGCCAGATAGGCGTTGCTGGTGGAATAGCCCGCACTGATGGTGCTGGTCATCCACAGGACAGGCTTGTTCACATTGAATGCCTTTCCTGCATCCAGTTGGAAATAGCCGTCATCATCACCGACAGCAAAGTGGAAGTAAGTGATGGCCTCCTTGGCCTTGATCGTACCGCTCTTGATGCGGTCATAGGTGTCGGTGTTGTAGTTCGCGTCTGCCCACCAGCCCTGTGCAACTGTATAGGAGTAATACTGTGCGTTTTCTCTATAGGTCAGCCGGACTACGCTACCTGCGCCGAACTGTGCGCCCAGGCGCACCTGCTGGTTGAAATAGCACGGTATCGCTCCTGTGGTCGTGCCGTCTGGCAGAGTCAGTTCCAATGTGACATTTCCACCACTGGTGTAAGGAAGCCAATATGCAATCTGTATACCATCCTTCAGTTCAGAAAAGGAAGCAACCCCTGTCCATGCGGCGGTTGTTGCGGTCTGCGTACCGACAATCATTTCTGTGCCGCCACCAGCGGCAGCAATAGATGACAGATCGTCCTGATACTGCTGGGAACCGGTTACGGTTGACACGATGGCGTCCTCCGTGATTTTCAGTTCTGCGGCATCCATGCGTTCACCGAGAGCGTCCACGGCGGACTGATCCGCCTTCCCGGAAACCATCAGTTTGAGGTATGTGTTGGATGTGATGTCCATGGCGTTGATGGCGTTGATCGTAGCTTCCCGGGCGAACAGAGTATCCACGTCAATGTTCGCGGCGATCAAGCTGCGGATGGTGGCGTTGTCACCGAAGATCTCCTGCACGTTCAGGGTCTGTGCCGTAATAGAACCCTCGATCAGCTTCTCCGTCCCGTGTATGGACTGGTCAGCAACATCATCATTGGACACCTGCTTGAGGGTCGTGACAACCTCGCCGTTCTCGTCAACGCTCACGGAATAGAAATGACCGTCTGCGCCCTTCACAACAAGTTCGCCAACGGTCAGGGATACCATATTCGCTTCGGTCACGGCCAGCTTTGCGATATAAAGCTCACCGGCGGTACCCTGCGTGATGATTGCAGTATCGGTAGCCAGATCCTTGATGTGCGACCAGTCAATATCAGCGGTCTCGATGTCCGCCTTGACCATGCTGGCAACTGCCGCCGTCAGGCTGTTGATCGCTGCCCAGTCGATATTCGCTTCGTCAATGTTGGCACTGGTAATCTGAGCTTTGGAGATGGTGGCAATATCCGCCGCCAGCGACTCAATCTGCGCCCATTCAATGTTGGCATTGATGATGTTTGCCGTAGTCAGCTGAGCGGTGGAAATCATGGCAATGGAAGCATACAGTTCATCCGTGTTGATCTGCCCAGCAGCCAATTCCTGAATCTTCGCAGACACAGCGGTGATCGCATTGGCATTCAGCGTTTCGATCAGCGCCTGCGCAATGTGCGCCTGCGTGATGGCTGCCGTCTGGATGTGTGCGCTTTGGATCGCTGCGGCTTTCACCTGCAGACTGCCGACAGATCCATTTTGCAGATGACCGGAGCCGATGGAGTTGAGCATCAGCTTCGTGCCGCTGATAGAACCTGAAGCCAGCTGACGGGCAGAGATTGTCGTGCCTTCCAGCGTTTCAGCCGCCGTTCCCAGCGTGACGCTGGTGTACTTGCGGGTAAGACAGTCGTAGGTATACTGCGTCATGCGCATGGTCACCTCGAAGCCCAGACGCTTTACGTTGACACGAACGGCATCTCCAAGGAAAATATCCGAGAGTGCGGCAAACTGCTTGTACTCCTCGGTATCCTTGCAGTTGACGAAATCGACCTTCAGCGTAACCGTGGGCATGTCGCATCCTGCATCGTACTCAGCCTGCGCGGCATTGCGCATGTCCTGATAGCAGGAGGTCAGGCTCTTGTAGTTTTCGCTCTCGGCTACCTCCTTTGCTTCGGATACCGGGAGATGAATCCACTTCGGATGCGGGAAGCTGGCAATGTTCGGGCTATCGATATACAGTTCCGGGAGATACAACACATTGCCGTCTGCATCCTCGCCGGTGGGCATGATGCGCGTGACCGCATCGGTCATATCCACGTCAATGGAGATGCCGGTGAGATTCTTCTTCTCGCGGATCTGTACCTGACTGTCCGTACCCACACGGCTGACGAGAAACACATCGAACCAGTCGCGGGCAAGCTCGGCTCCGTACTTGGAGGTCAGACCGTTCTCACCCAGCAGAGCTTCTACAGGGTTGATGTTTTCAAAGGACACATCAGCCGCGGTGCTCTCCAGATCGGAATAGAAGGTAAAGTCATGCTCAGACAGGCATCCGTCCGAGATGCTCTGCACAACAGAAGCACCGACTGCATCAGAGGCGGGCTTCACACTTTTGAGCATGTTATCCAGCAGATCATAAAAGATGTGCCGGGCGTAGACCGTCACCTTATCCAGTTCAGGTACAACTCGATAAATGCGGAACGGCTGATGGCGCAGCTGGCGTGATTCAACCACATCATTGCGGAAGCCCACATTGGTGGTCGTGCTCTGCTGCTCGGTGCGCACATAGGTCAGGTACTCGGAGGACATGTAGCCATGCTTGCCGTCCGGGCAGGTCACCTCATACCAGCTGGACGAGGTTTTCTCGATGACAATAACCTCGGTTCCTTTCTTGTACTTGCCCAGAATCTTGTACTTCGTACCGGTGCCGGAGCGAAGTCGTAGCGGATCACGGCTGGTGCTGACCTTGTAGACTTCTACATCGTAGGTGGTGGTCTGGTACTGCTGCGTGACCAGATTGATTTGCGGAGTCATGGCCGCAGGAACCGGTACACGCAGGATGCCGCCATCCGTCAGCTTCTGCCACTTGCCGCGCTCGTCGATGGGATGGACAAGCGTCAGTTCCCATTCGCCATTCAGCGTTTCGGTGACGGTGCAGGAAGTCGGGCTGACCGCGCCCAGACCGTTGTTAGAGAAGTCGGTACAGTCAGCGGGATATACGCAAATCACATTAACCTCCTCCTTCCCTTAGAGATACCGCCAGTTTGGTTCAACCGTCAGATACGTTACATTACCCGTCCACGATATGGTGCTGTTCCCGGGCGGCAATGTTGGGAAATCACCACTCATGCAGTTGTTCATCGAAGTCGTACCCGAATATGCTTCCTGCAGAACGGAATCAATCGTGATTTCGCCGTTCACATCAGAAAGCTCCACGATGGTCATATCCACGATCAGTGTGATCTCGCCGATGCCGGTCACCGTGATAATCGGCTCGGACGGTACATTGCCGGGGTTCTGCATGGTGACATATCCGCTGGTGCTGCCGCTGGCGGGCTGGATGTTCTGGGGTGCCACGTCCGATTGATACCAGAAGGGCTTGCAGCGGAAGTTTACCGCAAAGGTGCGATGCGGATTGCCGCGGAGAATCTTCTCAAATGGGATCTGATTGATCACCCGTGCATAATAAAAGCCACCGTCGCGATTGGCGAAGGTGACTGTACCGGAGCCACGCAGCCATGCGCATACGTCCGGGATGCGATCAGGCTCGGCTATAATGCAGGTGGCAGTCAGTACGAGATCATCGTATACATTGTCGCCTTCCAGCGTGGTCAGCGATCCGCTCCTGCCGGGAATGCTCGTGAACGTAACGCGCTCATTAGGCATCGTGGGTGGCGGCTGTTCCAGCACATGCACGCCCATATCGATGCTGCGTGTGCCGTTCCAGATAAACCAATCGTTCAAGGGAAGCTCCTTTCCAGCATGACAAAGCGCTGCCCATCTCTGGACAGCGCTCTGTTGCTATTGTTGCTTAGTCGATTCTGCGAATACGGTCAAAGCCGTGGATTGCTGCAAGGGTGGAGCCGTTGCTCCAAGCAACATGAATGCCGCCCGCGTCATCCACGTGGATGACCTTGCCGGTCATGCCCGCAGGCATGTCGCGGTACGGGTCGCACATCTGTTCCAGCACCACTGTGCAGCCTGCCGGGTATTGCTCCCGGAGCTTTGCCAAAACCTCCGGTCGGATGGTCATAGAAAACATCGTTGTTCCTCCTTCCCTCGTAGGTTGTGGACATTAACGCTCTTGTCGGGCAGAAAGTCAAGTCGATTTTCAGGCCATACGCAGGCCCTTTCCACGCTGCTGCCTGCGTGTCAGCGTAGCAATTTCAGTCGCCAGCGCGTAAATATCCTGCTCATCCCGGACGGTGAAGGTGTTCCCGGTAAAGGTGACATGACTGTCCTGATGATACGTTTTCTGATTAGTGGTGGCGTTATTGATGATTGCGCCCTCGCGGGCCTCATCGGTGAGATAGCGAGCGGCGTTGCGGATGACCCGCGCCTGCTCCTTGCTTTCCTTCAACACACCCTGTCCGAAGCCGCGCATCGTCATAACGCCTACCTCGTCCTCGAAAACCTCGGAAGGACTGTGGATTTTGAGCTCGGATTTCGCTGCATTGACGGCAGCGCGGGCAGCAGAGCGCATGGCGGAGATTACACCGGAGCGACCTGCATTAATACCAGCCTTCAACCCAGCTATGGCATTCACGCCTGCACTGCGCAGGGTGGTGGAAGTGAGATTTGCATTGACCGCGCTTTTTACATTGGACGCGACCGTACTGCCAGTTGTGCTCATGCCGTAGCCGCTCATGGCGTCTGCAATGCCCTGCATACCGGCTGTGCCATAGGAAGCCAGCAGCGTGGCAGGAAATGCTGCGGAGATGGCTGCTTCGACGTTCGTTGCGGCGGTTGCAGCATCCGTGGTGAAGTCATGCGCACTCATGCCGGTGCCGATACCGGCAGCAACATAATCACCCACGGGCTTTACACGTTCGGAGGGTGAGTTGATTTGTAGCGCTTTGTTCAGCGCGGTTTCAAGATTGGCAGCAACGGTCTCGGCGTCGCTGTCCCAGCCTGCCTCTGTCATGCCCTGTGCCACACCTTCAAGGATGTGCGCACCAGTTTCGGTGGTGTCCAGTCCGTTGAGGAAATCTACAATGGCCTGCAGGTTGGCAATGTCCTCCTCGGATACCTGCTTACCCTGCATGATTGCAGCGACCATTTCTCCCACATAGGCAGAAAGCTCTGCCACAGTCTGGGAGTTAAAGTCGTTGCGCATGCTCTGGTCGAGCACACCATGATTGGTGCTTTCACCGCGCAGAGTTGCCCAGAACTTCTGCCAGCTATTGTAATC